TAAGTGGAGTGAGCCAGAGGCTTTTTGCAAGCCCGGTTTTGTGAACAGTGCTGCCGCTTTGCAGTTTATGGAGCGGCATTTCGGTAGGGCGGCACAGTAATGGCAGAGCGGCCACAGGGCTTTGCGCGGCGCATGATGGCGCAGCGATTGATGTCGGATGCGCGGGACGACCCGTTTAGCGACAGTCGGTTTTTCTCTGGTCGAATTAGGCCGTCGATGCAGGACATGGCTGAGCCTACGCGGTTCAGCGACATGGCGATGCCGGCTTATGCGACGGGTGCGACTGCTAGTTTGTTTGCGCCTGGAGCTGGCGTGACTGACATCATGGGCTTTGCTCCTGATCCGGCACAGCCAGGCGAGCTCTTGCCCAGCTTTGGTCAGAACATCACTCAGGGCAACTACCTCGATGCTGGGTTACAGGCGTTGGGTGGTGCCGGCGATGTGATGATGGCTGGCGGTGCGTTTGTGCCGCCGCTTGCGCTTATAGGCACCACTTTAAAGGCACCCAGAGCTGCGAGGGTTGCTGGTCAGGCTGGTGAAGTTGCGGCTGATGCCGCAAAGCCGTTTGGCGGCCTAGCGGTAAGGGAGGATGTTCCTAACTTCAGTTCGATTTCTGCGTCTTTGAACGACTATGAAATTGTGCCGAATATCCAAGACATCCCAATGACGGATATTCCTTACCCCCAAAAGGAGAATTTGTTTTATTCGTCAGACGATTTCAGGCGAGTAGAAGAATTGGCTTCTCAAATCAAGGAAAGCCAAGAAATCAATCCGCTGATCGTGGTTCAGGATAAAGAGGGCTACTATGTTTTAGAGGGGGCGCACCGATTAGCGGCGCTCAATGAACTGGGTGTAAGCAGTTTCCCCGCAGTCGTCGTGCGTGATTTAGAAGAAGTGCCGTCGTTAGCTGATGTTGCCAAGGTTGACCCTAATCAGCAAATGGGTGATGCGCTGGCACAGGCTCAGGCACGGTATTTTGAGACTGGCAGCTTTGAGCCGCCGACTGCTGAGAACCCTGTTTCGGTGGTTCTGCCGACTGAAACTGAGCCTGGCATCATAGCGTTTCATGGATCTGGCGCGGACTTTGATGAGTTCCGGCTGGAGATGATTGGCACTGGCGAGGGCGCACAGGCTTATGGTTATGGGCTGTACTTCACTGACAGTGAGGATATAGCCAAGTTCTATCGTGATTCGATTGGTAGGGGCCGGTCTAGCATTGTCTATGACGGCAGTGCTGTCAAAAACGCCAGAGAGGTTGATGGTCTTACTGACCGCGAGATGATTCTAGATTCAATCGCGGGTGAAATGGCCTTTTTCGACCAAAAGCCTGCCAATGTCATTGAGAGAAAAATACGCTCACTCAAAGCGCAAATCGAAAACCCAGACAGCGCCACTTTACGCCTCGCAGAAAGTGATGCTGAAGCCCAAGAGCTTGCTGATTTGATAAGGCAATCTGCCCAGCGTGATTTGGAGATTTACGAAAGCCTTGACCCCGACAAGTTCACTCGCGGCAAGATGTACAAGGTTGCACTGTCTCCCAAGCCTGACGAGCTGCTGGATTATGACTTGCCACTGAACCAGCAGCCCCGCGTTGTGCAAAAACAAATGGAAAACTTGGTTGGTGACCTTTTGGCGGGTGAGCCAGAAATCTATGACCGATTTGACTTTAAGGCGCTGGCAGCTATTAGAGGTGAAAGCCCAACAGAGGGATACTCACCGACTGGTGATGATATACTGACTGACTTGGAGCGATTTTTTGCTGCAACGTCGCAAGAATATGGGCGCATAAGAGCAGATGGGGCTGTAAAGGCATCTCAGCTTTTGAATGACTTTGGCATCCCAGGCATCAAATACCGTGCCGCTGGCTCCAGAGGGGCTGGCACTTCTGATGAGGCGGCAGAGCGGAACTATGTCATCTTTGATGACAAGGCTGTCAAAATCCTTGAGAAATACGGCATTGTCGGCCCTGTATTGGTGACCGGCGGGGCTGTAGCGGCGACCCAGCGTGGCGGCAATGAGGAAGGTTCAATCTTCCCAGATGCCTAAAACCATCAAGATTGACTATGACCCGCAGCCAAAGCAGGCATTGCTTCACAAGTGTCGTGCCAAGCAGATCTTGTTTGGCGGCGCCGCTGGTGGTGGCAAGAGCCATGCGGGGCGTTATGACCTGATTGGCTTTTGTCTGGAGAACCCAGGCTTGCAGGCGTTTATTTTCAGGCGGTCACTGCCTGAGCTGGATGCCAACCATATACAGCCGTTGAAGCGTGAGCTGCCGCGAGAGCTTGGCAACTACAATGAGACGCGCAAGCGCTATGAGTTCTTCAATGGTAGTTCAATCCAGTTTCAGTATTTGGAGCGGGACAGTGATTGTGACCGTATTCAGGGAACTGAGATACATATAGCGCTGGTTGATGAGGCGGGTCAGATGACGCCTTATCAACTTGGCTACATCAAAAGCCGTATGCGTCTCGGTAACTTCCAGCCCAAGCAGGAAGGCTTTTTGCCCCGGCTGGTGATGACGGCCAACCCTGGCGGTCAAAGCCACAATTACTTGAAGGCGCTGTATATCGACCCTGCGCCGGCAGAACAGTATTTTTACGATCACACGATGCGTGATCCGAATGATCCGTCTGACAAGGGCTGGGTGACGATGTACATCCCGGCCAAAATGACTGACAACAAGTATATCGACCCTTCATATGCCTCTAGCTTCTCGGCACTGCCTGATGAGCTGGCCAGGGCGTTGCGTGAAGGCGACTGGGATCTGGTTGTTGGTTCGTTCTTTGGCGACATCTGGCAGCGTGATCTTCATGTTGTCAGGCCGTTTGAGATACCGGATCACTGGACTAAGTTCCGCAGCTTTGACTGGGGTTCTGCCTCGCCGTTCAGCGTTGGCTGGTGGGCGGTAGCTGATGACCATGAGTATTTCCCTGATGGGGCGTTGATACGGTATCGGGAGTGGTATGGGGCGGCTGGGCCTAATCGCGGTCTGAGGATGACTGCTGAGGAAGTTGGCGCCGGCATCCGCAGCCGTGAGGGGCATGAGCGCATAGATTTTGGCGTTGGTGATCCAAGCATCTGGAAGTTTGACGGCGGGCCGTCGATTGGTGAGCGGCTGTCAAAGATGGGCATCCGCTTTCGCAGGGCAGACAATAGTAGGGTTGCTGGATGGGATCAGGTGCGACAGCGCCTGATTGGTGATGATGGTTGCCCAATGCTTTTTGTTTTCAGCGACTGTGTGGACACAATCCGCACGTTGCCAGTGCTTACGCACGACAAGCACAGGGTTGAGGACATTGACACGACTCAGGAAGATCATGCGGCGGATGACATTCGTTACGCTTGCATGGCGAGGCCGTTTCAGCGGCGCATACCTGAACTGGAAGAAGACCCTTGGCGACCGCCTACCATTGAGGAAATGATGGATGGCCTGGAGCGTGCGTCTAAGCCGTCAGGCTGGAGAATGTAATGGCTGAATCCTACGCATATGACCGTGAGCCTAAAGGCAAAGGGGATCGTGCGCGTTACTGGAACGACCAGATCCGGCGGGCGCGTGGCTTTGAGGAGACTTGGCGCAACCGTTGCTATGAGATCATTGATCGCTATCGGGACGACAATCCTGACCGGATGATGCGCGATACGCGCATGAACATCTTCTATAGCAACGTGGATACGCTGAAGTCGGCTCTGTATTTTAAGACGCCGCGTCCCAAAGTACGCCGCCGTTTTCGTGACAATGACCCTGTGGGCCGCACTGTGGCGACTGTGCTGGAGCGTGGGCTGCAGTATCAGCTCGATGTCTACAACTTTGACATGGCTGTCCGGCGGGCGATTGAGGACTATTTGATCGTTGGTCGCGGTGTTCTGCGGGTTACCTACGAGCCGGTGGTGGTCGAGGGTGATCCTGAGATGATCCCAGTGCGCCAGCAGCCAATCAGCGGTATTGGTGAGGTTGCACCAGGTCAGATCGGTGATGTGCAGATCGGTAGTGCGTTTGTAGACGCTGAAGGCAACCAGGTAGACGCGGGCATGGTTATGCAAGGCCCGATGGGGCCGTATGTGCTGGGTGATCCGGTCGAATATGTCGGTGAACAGTCAATCCGGTGCGAATATGTGCATTGGGAAGACTTTGTGATGTCGCCGGCGCGTGGCTGGCCTGATGTGACCTGGATTGGCTTCCGTCACCTTATGACTAGGCAGGAACTGGTCGATTATTACGGCCCAAAAGGCGAAATGATCCCGCTGAGCTATCGCGGCGATGAGGGTGACGCTTACGAGGACAACAAGCAGCCGGATCGGGCTGAAATATATGAGATTTGGGACAAGCGGTCAGGCAAGCAGATCTTTATTGCTGCCGACTATGATGAGCTGCTTGAGGAGTTTGATGATCCATACAATCTCGACGGTTTCTGGCCTATTCCAGAGCCTCTGTATGCCGTATCGACCACCGATACAACGCTTCCTGTCCCTGAAATCCTGACCTATGAAGATCAGCTCTATGAGCTTGATCTGATTACGCAGCGTATTGCGAATCTGACAGAAGCGCTTAAGCGGCGCGGTGTATATGACGCATCGTTCCAAGAGCTGCAGCGTTTGGCGGGTGCCTCGGACAATGAGTTTGTGCCGGTAGACAACATGGCCATGCTGCAGGCTGGTGGCGGTCTTGCCAATGTGATGCAGGAAGCGCCGCTTGATAATCTTATCAAGGCTCTGGCGCAGCTCTACCAGTCGCGTCAGATCGTGATCCAGACGATCTATGAGATCACTGGCATCTCGGACATCATGCGTGGCTCTAGCGCCAGCCGAGAGACGGCAACAGCCCAGCGTATCAAGGGTCAGTTTGGTGCGATGCGCCTAGTCAACCGCCAGCGTTGCATTGAGATGTTCCTTGA